ATTGGGTAAAGATACTTGTTGTGTCTGTTACGCTTTGAATGGTCGTTGTTCTTTGAATGATCGTGTGGTTTTGAAGACCTGGGGCTATGTACGACTCTACGAAGGAGAAGTTTCCACCAGGTGTATTCTGTTGCCACTGTGGGCGCGATCCGCTCCCCAGATTTAATCCTGTCCATTGTGAGGTCACCCCGTTTAAGGTTGTTGAAGTAGTATCAATATTGCTCGGAAGTATATTACTTCCTGAAGGTTTTACACCTGTGCCTGACACGGTATATGTATATCCCGTGGAATAATCCATAGAATTTATGGTCTCCGTCACTTCAGATGTAGTTTCAGTATGGCTCGTCATTTGGCCTTGCTGAAAATTTGGGACTACAGGCACTGCTAGTGCAGATCCATGAGCAATACTGAGGAATAAACCTGCAGTTGCTACATGAAGGCGTTTCATTTTAATTTAGGATGGAAATTTCAGATACAAATTGACCAACAGCACTAGTACCAGCACCACCTGCAGTAATTGCGAGAGTTCCAGAACTGTCAATAGTTCCAGCTAAATCGCCCGCACTGCCTGAGGCAGTTGAAGTTTGATTGCTGTATGCACTTACTGCACCAACACTAGGTGCTGATGTCACAATTGAATCTCCTTGTGTGTAAACTTGGCTAAAGCTGAAACTTTCTCCAGCGGTGGCCTGAGTTGCTTGTACCGTACCTAAAGAACTCACTCCTGAACTGATATCTAGTTGACCAATGCCATTAGTAACTGCACTTGCACCTTGACCAGTGCCAGTATAGCTAGTGCCGACGTTGTTTCCCGATACAGTGTAAGAGTTACCCACACGTTGTACGTTAGTTGCTGCAGCGTCTACGGTTAATTGGACACTGCTACTCAATTTGTGCGTCAATCCACCAGCGTTAGCAGCAGATCCAGCAGCCAAAAGCATAATAATAGGTAGTAGTTTTTTCATGAATGCTTTGACAAATACCCTATCTGTATTTAGCTACAAAAGATTTAGACGGAGATCCGAAAGTATAAATACGGTATCCACCAGTACCATACAGTATATATGGTGGTTAAATAGTACGGTTGCCTACGGGGACCACACATAAAAACTCGCTTTATTAAGGAGAATTACAATGACAGGATCATTACGAAAGTTCACACACAAAGATCTTAATGCAGTTGTGGACGCTGCACAGAAATATAGTGTAGGTTTTGATGACCTATTCTACAGACTCCATTCCTACGGGATGGGATCAGTCAACGATGCATACCCTCCATACAACATCGTTGAAGAATCAAATATTAAATGGAGAATTGAAGTAGCACTTGCTGGTTGGAGTAAGGATGAGGTGGAAGTTACCACAGAATCAAACGTCCTTCTAATCAAGTCCAAGACCGCGAAGAGCAAAGGTGAAGAAGAGTACATGCACAGAGGTATCTCTTCACGTTCCTTCGCGAGAGGATTCAATTTGTCAGACGATGTTGAAATCGGAACAGTCAGTTTCAATAATGGACTTCTTGTGGTAGAATTGATGAAGGTAATTCCTGATCACCAGAAACTGAAGGTCTATGAAATCTCTGACGCGGGTGCTACTGCACCCAGTGACTCAGTTTAACCTCCTCATTGTTGGTTTCCTCTGCATCATTCAAATTATCCATACCCATGCCCATTACAAAATGGAAATGGATGTTCATGCTTACTGCAAGAACAATATGGAATACAGCAATCAGTCTGATGAGTATTGATAAGACAAACTTATGGATACCATCAGAAATGGTGATGCAGGATACCAAAATTTGACACAAATAGGTATTTGTGCTATACTAAATATTCATTCGTAACGGCCGTTACAGAATGTAAACAACGAGAGATAGTCGGTCTCTCTTCCATCCGTGGGTTAATCTCCACGAGACAAAAAGGTACAAACTAAAAATGATTAAAACTATTTTCGCTGCAGCAGCTGCTGCTCCTCTCTTCGCTGGCGCTGCTTTCGCTGGTCCTTACGTTAATGTAGAGGCAAACTCTTCTTGGACTGGTAACGATTACACTGGTACTACTACTGACGTTCATGTAGGCTACGAAGGTGAAGTAGGCGCTGCTTCTTACTATGTTCAGGGCGGACCTGCTGTGGTCGCTGTGGATGGTACTGATGCTGAGACTCGTTTCTCTGGTAAAGCAGGACTTGGTATTCCTGTTTCTGAGGCAGTTGGAGTCTATGGTGAACTTTCTTTCATCACTGCAGACAACGCTGATGACCTTGGTGTTGGTGGAAAAGTTGGTCTTAAGTATTCCTTCTAATTCCAAACACGCTAAATACAGTTGAACTGAAGAGACTCCCTTGGGGGTCTCTTTTTCTTTTGGAGTAATAATGAATTTCTTTTATAATTGCATTCCACCAGGTTACGAAGGCGAAAGAGAGATCTTGACAGTTGAACTACCATCGTCTATAATGGAAACGGTCTTGAAATATGCAAGAGATATTGCATATGAACAGAATACAAATTCGTCAAAGGTCTTAAACGACATCGTAACTGAATCTGTAAACACAATTAGTCAAAAAAATTATGTCCGTAAAAATCGCAAGACTAAAAAGCGGTGAAGATGTCATTGCTGACATCAAAGAAGTGAGCGCAAAGGATGATCCTAATAAAAATGCAGTCGCTTTTCAATTCGTTGATCCACATACTGTTATCCTAGAGGACAGTGAATCATTGGAAATGGATATGTGGGGCATGGGGGATGATGAACAGGAAGAGTTTGAAGAAGAACTCTTACCTGAGAATGAAGATGAGTCAAAGAATCCTACTTTGATTCTTTATCCTTGGTGTCCACTTGCTCGCAGTCGTGAATTTTATCTTCGTATTGAGGAAGTAGTAACAGTCTACGATGCTCATACTCAGGTTAACGACAAATATGAACAACTTCTAAACGATAAGAAAAATGGCACTAAAAGTAGTCCTTCTTAAAAATGGTAATCTAGATGATTACCTGATTGGTAATGTGGAGGAACTTGATGAAGAACCATCACTCTTCATTGAAAACTGCCATCGTATTAAAGATGGTGAACTATCACCATACCCCCTCTACTCAGGACAACGTGACTTGTTCTTGACATCTGAGTCAGTTTTTACTATAGTAGATCCAAGTCCAGACATCGCTAAGAAGTACAAATCCCTGTGAGTTTCTATACTAACGTCAAATTGATTGGTAATAACATCCTCTACCGAGGGTATGAAGGTGGAGAGAGAGTTCAGTCTCGTACTGAATTTTCTCCCACTCTTTTTATTACTAGCAATAAAAAAGAAAAGTATAAAACATTAACTGGTCGTGATGTAAAACCAATCAAATTTCAAAATGCTCGGGAAGCAAGAGAGTTTGCTGCCAAGTATGAAGGTGTAGAAGGTGTGGAAGTTCATGGTTATGATCGCTTCCTATATCAATTCATTAGTGAGAACTTTCCTGAGGAAGTTTCTTACGACATGACTAAGATGAACATCCTCACTATTGACATTGAGGTTGAATGTGAGAATGGATTCCCTGATACTGATGCAGCAGCAGAACGTATGCTCTGTATCACCGTCAGAGATATGAATACTAAGAAGTTTACTGTCTGGGGTATTCGTGAGTTTGAATCCGAACACGAACATTACATCTTTGACACCGAAAATGAGATGCTAACTCATTTCATTAACTGGTGGGCACAGAATACTCCCGATATTATTACTGGTTGGAACTGTAACCTTTACGATATCCCATACATTTGTCGCCGCGTATCTCGTGTACTAGGTGAGAAGTGGATGAAGTCTTTGTCACCTTGGAATAAGGTTGATGAAGAAGAGATCTATATTCAGGGTCGTCGTAATGTACAGTTTAATCTTTGTGGTGTCGCAATCCTAGACTATCTTGATCTGTATAAGAAATTTACATACACAAATCAAGAGTCTTACAAACTAGATCACATTGCTCATGTAGAACTTGGTCAGAAGAAACTAGATTGGTCTGAACACGATAACTTCAAAGCATTCTATACTAATGACTGGCAGAAGTTTATTGACTATAACATCATTGACGTAGAACTGGTTGACAAACTAGAGGACAAGATGCGTCTTCTAGAACTTGCAGTTACTATGGCATATGATGCTAAAGTAAACTTTGAAGATGTGTACTCACAGGTTCGCATGTGGGACACCTTGATTTACAATTATCTCAAGACAAAAAACCTTGTAGTTCCCCCGAAGAGAGTCGCTAAAAAAGATGAGAAATATGCTGGTGCATACGTCAAAGAACCTGTTCCAGGTCTTTACGAATGGGTGGTTAGTTTTGATCTCAACTCCCTATACCCTCACCTCATTATGCAGTACAACATCTCGCCAGAGACGTTGGTTGACACGAAGCATCCATACGCTACAGTAGATAAGTTACTGAATAGAGAAGTTGACCTTTCTGGTAAGTATGCTGTTTGTGCAAACGGCGCTCAATATCGCAAAGACATCCATGGTTTCCTGCCAGAAATGATGCAGAAGATTTACGATGAACGTAAGTTGTACAAGAAACTTATGCTCAAAGCAAAGCAGGAGAATGAAAAAAACCCATCAAATGATCTTGAGAAACAAATCTCAAGGTACAACAATATTCAAATGGCGAGAAAGATTCAACTCAATAGTGCTTATGGTGCTATTGGCAATCAATATTTTCGCTATTACAATCTTGCCAACGCAGAAGCTATTACTTTATCTGGTCAAGTTTCTATCCGTTGGATTGAGAATCAAATGAACGAGTATCTAAACAAGATACTTAAAACGGAGGAAGAAGATTATGTTATTGCCAGTGATACTGATAGTATCTACCTCAATCTGGGTCCTCTGGTTGACCGTGTATACAAAGGGCGAGAGAAAACTAATGAAAGCGTTGTCACGTTCCTTGACAAGGTGTGTTCGTTGGAACTTGAACCTTTTATTGATAACTCTTATCAAACCTTGGCGACGTATGTTAATGCGTATGATCAAAAGATGCAAATGAAGCGTGAGACTATCGCTAACAAAGGTATCTGGACTGCTAAGAAGCGATATATTCTCAACGCATGGGACATTGAAGGTGTCAGATTTGCAGAACCCAAACTAAAGATCATGGGTATTGAAGCAGTTAAGTCTTCTACTCCTGCACCTTGTCGTCAGAAGATTAAGGATGGTCTTAAGGTTATCATGCAGAAGGATGAGGAGTCTGTTCAGCAGTTTATTGCTGAGTTTCGTGAAGAGTTTAGCACTCTACCTCCTGAAGATATTGCATTTCCTCGTGGATGTAATGGTATTGGTAAGTGGTCTAATCCTGCCACACTATACAGTAAAGGAACTCCTATTCATGTTCGTGGAGTTCTACTATATAATCACTACATTAAAAAGAACAAACTCACCCACAAGTATCCCCTTGTAAGAGACGGTGAGAAGATCAAGTTCATCTATTTGAAAACTCCTAACAAGATTACAGAGAATGTGATTTCGTTTATGGGACAGTTTCCCAAAGAATTGGGGCTTGACAATAGTATAGATTATGATCTACAATTTGAGAAGTCATTTCTTGACCCTCTTAAGGTCATCTTGGATACTATAGGCTGGAAGCCTGAAAAAATCGCAACACTAGAATTTTTATTCGCATGAGTTTTCTAAAAGACGTAGCAAAGGAGATTGGCAATGAGTATGCCGCACTGGTCAGCGATGGAATCGCTGCAGGTGATACAAATAACTTCATTGATACTGGTAGCCATATCTTCAACGCTCTGGTTTCTGGCTCAATTTATGGTGGAGTACCAGGTAACAAGATCACTGCTATTGCAGGTGAGTCAAGCACTGGTAAGACTTTCTTTTGTCTTAGCATTGTTCAGCATTTCTTGGAATCTAACCCAGAAGCAGGAGTTATCTATTTTGAATCTGAGTCTGCCATTAGCAAAGATATGATTGAGAGTAGAGGTATGGATTCAGATCGTATGATGATCGTTCCTGTATCTACTATTGAAGAGTTCCGTACACAATCGTGTCGTATCCTTGACAAATATATGGAGCAACCGAAGGAAGATCGTCAACCTATGATGTTCGTTCTTGATTCTTTGGGAATGCTTTCCACAGCTAAAGAGATTGAAGATGTTGCTAACGATAAACAAGTTAGAGACATGACTAAATCTCAACTAATCAAAGGTGCGTTTCGTGTGCTTACGTTAAAATTAGGCAAAGCAAACGTTCCAATGCTAGTTACTAATCATACATATGATGTAATAGGGTCGTATGTCCCGATGAAAGAAATGGGAGGTGGAAGTGGACTCAAATACGCTTCATCAACAATTATATATCTATCAAAGAAGAAGGAAAAAGATGGTACGGAGGTTGTTGGAAATATTATCAAATGTAAAACACAAAAATCAAGACTGACCAAGGAGAATGCTGATGTTGAGACCCGTCTTTACTACGACCGTGGACTTGACAAGTATTACGGATTACTGGAATTGGGTATTAAACACGGAGTCTTCCAACGTAATGGGACTCGTATCAAGTTTGGTGAATCTAGCGTTTATCCTAAGTCTATTCTTGCCTCTCCTGATAAGTATTTCACGTCCGAAGTAATGCAAGCACTTGATGAGGCAGCAAAGAAAGAATTTATGTACGGAGCATGAAGCAACTAAAAGACTATGTGCGTACATATGATAATGTAATTGATGGAAAGTTTGCCAAAGAACTAATTAATATCTTTGAGAACAATCCATCATTCCATGATCGTGTAGAAAGAAACACTACGCCAAAATTTACACAACTGAATCTTACAGAACTCTCTAGAGAGAATGGTGACTACTCTGACGTGCATCAAAAACTTCAGAATAGTTTTCTAAAATTTATTAACATCTATAAGACAGAGTGCAGTCTTACTTTTGAATTACCAGAGAAACTTGCACTTGAAGAATTTCGTATTAAGAAGTATAATCCATGGAAGCAACGAGACGAACCATGTGATACTTGTGTACAAGACAGAAAACCTGATCAGTTCTCAGAACACATTGATGTAGGTGATTACAATTCTGCTAGAAGATACCTAGCATTCTTCTTATACTTAAACAAACCCAACGGTGGGGAAACAGTATTTACAAAATGGCATCAATACATTAAACCTGAAGCAGGTAGACTATTGATGTTCCCTCCCACTTGGCAATATCCTCATAAAGGTAACCCATGTACGGTTAGAGCAAAGTACATTATTGGATCTTATCTTCACTACCTATGAACACAGAACTCCTCATTACTACACATATGTTATTCAATGAGGAGTATTGCCGAAAGGTAGTACCCTTCATGAAGAAAGACTATTTTACTGATGTAAACTATCGTTTGATCTTTGAAGAGATTGAATCTTATATAAATACCTACAATCGTCTTGCCACGAAGGAAGTTCTATTCATTGAGTTAGAGAAACGCACCGATCTCACCGATGAATCGTACAATACGATTAAAAGAATTGTTGAAGAAATAACTTACGAAGATAATAACCTTGAATGGTTGTATGATACCACAGAAAAATGGTGTCAGGAACGTGCCATTTATTTGGCATTGATGTCTTCTATTAAAATTGCAGAAGGGCAAGATAAAGATCGTGACAAAGGTGCGATACCTCACATTTTAAGTGAGGCATTAGGTGTTTCTTTTGATGCACATATCGGTCACGATTATATCTCAGATTCCGATGCAAGATATGAATCTTATCACCAAGTTGAAAATAAAATACCGTTTGATCTGGAATTTTTCAACAAGATCACGAAGGGCGGTATATCTAACAAGACGCTTAATGTGGCACTCGCTGGCACTGGGGTGGGCAAATCATTGTTTATGTGTCACATGGCCTCTGCAACACTTCTACAAGGGAAGAACGTACTCTACATCACATTGGAGATGGCAGAAGAAAAGATCGCGGAGCGTATTGATGCGAACCTTCTCAATGTTAATATCCAAGACATAGCATCACTTCCCAAAGTTATGTTTGATGGTAAGATTAATAATCTTGCTAAGAAGACTGAAGGAAGACTTATAATTAAAGAGTATCCAACTGCATCTGCACACAGTGGACACTTCCGTGCTTTGCTTAATGAACTCGCTCTTAAGAAATCATTCAAGCCTGATATTATTTTCATTGATTACCTTAATATATGCGCTTCCTCCCGCTATAAGCAGGGTGGCACTATCAATTCATATTCATATATTAAGAGTATTGCAGAAGAACTTAGAGGACTTGCTTGTGAAGCAAACGTCCCTATCGTATCTGCTACACAGACCACTCGTTCAGGTTATGGCAGCTCTGATGTTGACCTTACTGACACTTCTGAATCCTTTGGTCTCCCTGCTACTGCTGACATTATGTTTGCCCTTATTAGCACCGAAGAACTTGAAGGTATGAATCAGATTATGGTCAAGCAATTGAAGAATAGATATAATGACCCTACTATTAATAAAAGATTCTGCGTGGGTATTGACAGAGCGAAGATGAGGCTGTATGATGTAGAACAGTCGGCGCAGAACAATCTCGTAGATGCCAACCAAGGCACCGATGAAGAGAAAGTAGAACTCGTAAAGAGATTTACTGCAAGCAAACTTTCAAAACTTAATTTTTAATTATGGCGCAAGGATTCCAAGCAACTCCGAACATCAAAGAGGAGGAGATCACTAACGAGATCCCCAAAGTTGATTACGAGAAATACTGCGAATTTGTAGATGAAGTCACCTCTGACGAAACCAAATATACTGACTCTTTCCTAGAGCGTATTGGTTCTCTTGAAGATCAGGGTGCTGACATTCAACGCTTACTTACTTCTGCTATTGGTCTTAGTGCTGAAGCAGGTGAGTTTGCAGAGATTGTTAAAAAAATTACCTTCCAAGGTAAACCATATAATCAAGACAATATTGATCACATGAAAATTGAACTTGGAGACTGTATGTGGTACATTGCTCAGGCAATGATGGCACTCGGTGCTTCTTTTGATGAGATTACTCTCGGTAATACTCACAAACTTCTTAAGCGTTATCCTGGTGGAGAGTTCTCTATTGAGAGATCTGAAAACCGTGCAGCAGGAGATCGCTAATGGATTCACATATGCTCGCAGCAGCACAACTAGACCTTGTAGATGCATGGAATATGTCATGGGGTGAAGGTATTCAATTCCTAATCGTATTGATTGTGCTATACTATATCAAGAAGCGTATTGATTTGCACTTTGCAAAGAAAAATGCTCGCAACATCATTTACAAAGTAAAAATTGTAGAGGACAAATGAGAGATGATTTACTCCGTGCATTGAAAGCACATGCACAAGGTCACATTCAAAAACACAAAGCAAATCTAGAAGTATATCTTTCTTCTCCTGTAGGTATCGGTGAACATCCCGATATCATTGCAGCGATGGAAGCAGAACTAGAGCAACTTGCTAAGTGGGATGATAACTTTGAAATGATCAAAAAGTATCTTGACAAATGAACATCTTTGTAACTGACCCCGACCCTACAGTATCTGCACAACACTTACCTGATAAGCACGTTGTAAAGATGCCTCTAGAAACATGTCAAATGCTTTCTATTGTTTGCTCTGTAGAGTGGGGTCATGGTTACGGTAGATTGCCACGCAAAGAGGGTGGATATTACAAGACTGAGAAGGGTGCATTTCGTAATCACCCTTGTACAGTATGGGCAAATGATTCATTACAGAATGCGTGGTGGTTACTTGCACATGGTCTTGCACTTTGTGAAGAGTATACCTATCGCTATGGTAGAGTTCATAGTTGTGAAGAAACATTGTTAGAAGCAACAAAGATTCTACCTGAAACACCATTACCATTTCGTCCTACACCATTTGTATTTGCAGGTCCTGACGAGTTCAAGTACGACATGAGTATTGATATCTTCACTGCATACAAACGTTACGTTGCATCTAAACCTTGGGTAGCAGATAACTATCTTCGTAAACCAGACCGTAAACCAGAATGGATAAACTAACCGAAGAGGAATGGGAATGTGTTAGAGTATGTGTAGCAAACGCACCTATCCCATATGACATCACAAAGAAAAAAATCCCTGCACAAATCTTGGAAAAAATTGGACAACCTCAACCACGCAAAGGCGAACCATTGGTTCAAGCAAAATACGATCTCTCCCAGTATGGAATTGACAACTGAACAACTTCTAAAAATTTACAAGAAGGTCAGAGTCATTAAGGATCTTTATCCTCCTTCTAGAAGACATTACAACGCTGCGACTTACGGATGAAAGATACTATATTATATGGAGACTGTAGAGAAACACTCAAGCAGTTTGATGAGAAAGCAAGGATGTGTGTTACATCACCACCGTACTATGGGTTGAGAGATTATGGTGGTGAGCAATCACAGATTGGTCAAGAGCAAACTCCAGAAGAATTTATTGATGAGTTAGTAAAGGTATTCAGAGAGGTAAGAAATGTTCTTACTGATGATGGAACCTGTTGGGTTAATCTTGGCGATAGTTATTACAACTATAGACCTGGTAAAGGACAAGCATACCCAAAGCAAACTGTATCTAAAACTAAACAAGATCTACCAGACAAAGTATCAAAGCGTGGTAATAAATTAGAGGGTTATAAAGAG